ATTGGATCTTTAATTACTTTCCAAAAGGATGAAGGTATTTTAGCTGTTGGTGGTTCAACAATTAAAGCTGCACTAGATGCACAAAAATCTGCAAGTGTCGCGTTAGAAACACCATCCGCAACGGGTTTCTTAAAAAATTCCGGTGCTGATCTTCCACCGGCTGAAATCTCTGGACTTCTTGCAGCATGGAAGCGTGCTAGACAAAATAATGGCACAGCATATTTAACTTCTACACTTGATTACAAAACTACAGGCTTCTCTCCTAAAGACATGGCATATCAAGATGCAATTCAAGGATTAGCAACTGAATGTGCAAGACTTTGTTCGGTTGATCCTTACTATGTATCGGCTTCAATGAATACGACTATGACCTATGCAAATGTACAGGATGAGCGCAAGCAAATGGTGGCATTTACATTACAGCCTTATGTTTCAGCTATTGAGTCAAGGCTCAGCATGGATGATGTAAGTACTGTTGGACATTATGTAAAATTTGCACTTGACGATTCATTCTTACGCACAGAGCCAATGGAAAGATTGTTAGTGCTTGAAAAGATGTTATCACTAGGTTTAATTACAACAGAGCAAGCAATGCAAATGGAAGATCTATCACCTAACGGAAGCGAAAGCTAATGGAAACCCTATACATCGAAGCATCATCAATAGAGTGTTCAGAAGAACGCCGCGAAATCTCTGGAAAAATCGTACCTATGGGTACTGGAGAAATTGGTAGCACAAATCTAGGACAATACGCATTTGCAGCTAACTCTATTGAGATTGCTGATCCATCAAAGATTAAATTGCTTTCACAACATGATCTAAAAAAGCCAATCGGTAGAATGACTGCATCTGAGACACGCGCAGACGGTATCTATGCAACATTTAAGTTAAGTCGCTCAACAGGCGGCAATGACGCTTTAATTATGGCTCAAGAAGGACTAATTACAGGTTTGAGTATTGGTGCAGAGATTATTGCATCAAAGCCTTCAAAAGATGGCTACACAGTTGTATCACAAGCTAAGTTAAAAGAAGTTTCTTTAGTAACTGTTCCCGCATTTGCGTCAGCAGAAATACTAGAGATCGCAGCAGAGGAAGTTATCCCTGTTGAAGAAAATCCAACTACAGAAAGCGAGACAGCCACCGTGGAAGAAACCACTCCAGCAGTCGAAGCAACACCAGTAGAAGCTGCCGCTGTCGAAGCTGCTCGCCCTACTGTTTCAGCAAGTTATTACACAACACCACGCCTTAACCTAAACATTACAGCAGGCGAATACGCAAAGGCACAAATTAACGCACTACGCGGCGATGCAGATGCCCGCGACCTAGTAGCAGCTCTACAGGTTGCAACAGTTGCAGAAAACACAGGAATGGTTCCACCTACATACCTACGCGATGTAATTGGTATCATTGATTCATCACGCCCTTTCATTGATTCCATCGAGAGAGCTGCACTTCCAGCAAGCGGAATGAAAATCTTTACTCCAAAATTAGGAGTACAGGCCGCGGTTGATCTGACAGCAGAAGGTGCAGAGTTTGCATCAGCAGACACAACAGTCACAGCACAAGAAGATTTAGTAGTTAAGTTCGCCGGTGCTGGCAAACTCGACCTCGAGCTCGTGGACAGGTCGGACCCCAGCTTTTTGGATTTGTATCTCAGAGAGTTGGCCGCATCCTATGCTCAGAAGACAGATCAGTACGCAGCAAAGATTGCAGCAGACGGATCATCAGATTCATCTTCAACAACAATCTACAAAGCAATTGCTAAGTCAATCGCTGATTCATACGGCGTAATGCGTCAAACACCTAACAACCTATTGGTTGCAACATCAGGTGGAAACGATGATGTTGACTTTGCAGGATTACTTGGAGCAGTTGACACAACAGGCCGCCCTCTATACGCAGCAGCAGCAAGTCAAAATGCTAACGGTCTCATTACACAGGGATCAACAAACGGTACAGTTGCAGGACTTAACCTAGTAGTAGATCCTAACTACACAGGTGGTACAGCAGGTGTAAAGGTTGGTCTAGTTTATCCAACAATGGCAATGCGATTCCATGAATCCGGCACGCTACAAATTCGCGCCAATGTCGTTGCAAATGGTCAGCTTGAGATCGGTATCTACGGATATGTTTGTGTAGTTAATCGCTACCCAGCAGCTTTCCGCGCAGTACAGGTTGCATAAGTAACACACTAAGTCGCTCTGGGGAGTAGTAGCCCTCTACTCCCCAGAGTCTTTAGAAAGGAATGGGAATGGCACTTACAACAGTTGCAGAACTCCGTAGCACTCTCGGAGTCGGTACTTTGTATGCAGATGCCACCCTACAATCTGTATGCGATGCAGCAGATGCAGTGTTAATTCCAATGTTATGGGCTAAAAAAGGTTTTGCAATAGCACATTCTAAAACAACAACAACAGCAACACTTTATTTTGAGGAAGCCCCAGACTTTATTGTGGGAGACTCAGTAGTTATTACTAATTCTGGAACAGCATGGAATGGCACAAAGACATTAACAGAGGTCGGTGACTATTCAATTACTTATACAATTAGTGCTGCAACAGCAACAGACAAGAATACACTTTCTCCTTTTGGCACAGTCACTGGTGATACTACGACCGACTGGACTCTAGACGAAGCAGTACAGAATGCAGCTCTTATGGTATCTGTAGAAATCTGGCAAGCGCGTACTGCGACCCTTTCAGGCAGTAACCTTGTCGATTTCCAGCCTTCCCCGTACAGAATGTCAGCGCAACTCTTGGCAAAGGTACGGGGATTGATTTCACATGCGTTAGACCCTAGATCGCTTATCGGGTAGGCCATGCCAGTTGCTATTACCACACTCAGAACGACACTTGCCACAGCTCTAGTCGATAACTCTAAATGGCAGACCTTTGCATTTCCTCCAGCAACAGTCTTGGCCAATTCGGTTATTGTCAGCCCAGACAATCCGTATTTAACCCCCAATAATAATTCACAAATCTCAATTAGTCCTCTCGCTAATTTTAAGATAATTATTACATGCCCGCTTTTTGACAATGAAGGTAATCTTAACGGGATAGAAGATTTTGTAGTGGGAGTATTTACTAAACTTAATGCATCTTCTTTGACCTATAATGTAAGCGCAATCAGCGCACCTAGCGTTCTCAATGCTGCATCGGGAGACCTTCTCAGCTGCGAGATGTCCGTATCAATACTAACAAGTTGGAGTTAATTATGTCCGATAACGACAAGGCAAACGCAGATTGGCTCGTGCGAATCGGTCAAGCTGCAACAGCACCAAAACCAGTTACTAAGAAAGATGAGGAATAAAAATGGCTCAAGGCTTAACAAATAAAGTCGGTTTCAAAGTAGGAACAACAGACCCTGCCTCAATCGATCTCAGTGCGTTCGTAACAAATTTTACATTGACTCGTTCAGTCGATAGCTTGGAAACCACAGCAATGGGAGACTCTGGGAGACGCTATGTGGCTGGACTCCAGACAAATTCCATTACTGTCGATCTAATCAATGACGATGCTGCATCAGCAGTTCTACAAACAATGAACACATTGTTCGCAACTAATGCATATTTCAAGTGCGCTCTTAATTCAGCAGTAGCAGGGTCAGCAGCTAACCCATTTTACAGTGGCCTAATGTTAGTTGATTCTATTACTCCAATTGGCTCAGGCGGCGTAGGCGATTTAGGAATGCAGTCTTTGACTTTTCAGGTCTCAGGTGCAATCACAGTAACAACAACAGGTTCATTCTAAACAACTAAACAAAGGGGCAATCATGGCACAGTTAAAAATTACATTTGTGGATGGAAAAGTAGTGCAAGGGGAAGTAACTCCCATCATCGAATACCTATTCGAACAACACTACAAAATGGGCTTCCATAAAGCGTTTCGAGAAGAAGAAATGCAGACTCAAATATATTTTCTTTCTCATGAAGTTTGTAAGCGGTTAGGTGAGCCAGTAGATGCAAGGTTAGAG